TTAGAGATAAACTAAAGGAGATAGGTTATGTTAAAGACATTACCCAAGCTTCAGCAACGATACGACAGACAAATAGTAATGGAAAAGAATCTGTTAGAAAAGTTGAAGAAGCTACAAGAGAAAAAAAAACATACAGCTTGGAGATTGCACCAAATAAAGCATCACCCAGCTAATTATATATAGAGAGAGAGATAGAGATATGAAAAAAACAATACTTATGATAATGCTCGTTTGCACTTTTTTAAATGCCTGTGCTTATAAACCCATAGTAGATACTGCTGGAAGATCAGGAACATTTAATACAGATCAGGCAAAAGAAATAACTAACGATTTGCAACATTGTAAAACACTAGCAAAAGAAAACACTAATTTTTTTAGTAATATTTTGTATTGGTCAGTTAGTCCAACAATGGATACCAAATACGAATCAATTATGAGAAAATGTGTTTTATCGAGAGGACATTCGGTACTTAACTAATGCCTAAACCATCAATTAGAACTAAAATTTTAGCTTATATGTGTGCTAAATGCTTTACCACCAAAGCTGACAAATTAGCTTGGTTTATGGGCAACACCCTTTTCAACGAGTCATTACTCTGTCGGACTTGTTGGCAAAGTCAATTCAAACTACTGACAGAAAAACAAAAACAGGAGTATAGCTTTTATGGCAACAAGAACTAATACATCTCTTGAAGAAATAAACTTATCTATACAAGATCAAGTAAATAGATGGGGTGTTTCTGATGATGATAACCAAGAGATATTTTCTAAAGTTGTAGGATTACAATTAAAGAAAATAAGACTTATGAGAAAAAAAACGCAAACTAAATTAGCTAATAAAATATTAGTAACTTTTCAACAACTACAAAAATATGAGAAAGGTACTAATGAATGTAGGTTAGTAAATCTTTTAAAACTTTCAGAGGTTTTAAATGTTGATTTAGATTATTTCTATAAACCATTAATAGAAAACAATTTAAAATTTATAAATAATAGAGAGAGGAATGGATATGCAGATAGTTACAGAACAAGGTAAGAAGATAGAATTTAATCAAGAAAAGCATGTTTATATTCATAATAACGAATATATTGTGGGTATGAGTACAATTCTTGGTAAATTAGCAAGTCCAATGCTAGAGAATTGGAAAATAAACAATATGGTTAATGCCATAAAAAAAGAAATGGAAAGACAAGATATTCCAATAGATAAAATACAAAACATAGTTTTAAATGCTAAGACTAATGCCAAAAAACAAGGGGATAGTATTTTAAATATTGGTTCTATGGTTCATAAATTTTGTGAGATGTGGTTAAAAGGTGAAAAATTTACTGACCCAAGTGATCCTGTTGTAAAGTCTTGTTTTGATAAATTTAAGAAGTTTTGGAAAAAACATAAACTTAAATTAGCTGAATCAGAAAAGATTTTATATTCTGAAAGAGGTTATTGTGGAACTTTAGATTTAGTAGCAATAGACCCAAAAGGCAATCTTTGGTTAATAGATATAAAAACAAGTAAAGGTATATTTATTAATATGGTTCATCAAGTACATGGCTATAAACTTGCTTATGAAGAACAGACAGGAAAGAAAATAAACAAAATGTATATTGTAAGATTGCCAAAAGATAATGCAGACTTTGAAGCAAGACATATCTTATACAAAAAAGAACATTTAAAAGCTTTTCTTGGTTTATTAAGTTGTCATAAATCAGAACTTCTTTTTAATGAGCAAGTCAGAAAATATAATCAACTAACAAGGAGAAAATAATGTACCAACAACAAAAAAATAAATTTGATATGCCTTTTTGTGGTTTGACTAAAAAGTTAAAACCAACTGGTAATAGAAGTCCAAAATATGAATTTAGTGCGGACTCTAGTAAAGTTAAATATATTTGTAGTTTAACAAAAAGAAAATACACTTTATCACAAATAACTGAATGGTTTATGTCGCCTGAAGTACAAAAATATCATAATGCTGGGTATGTATTAAAAGAAATGGCAAAAACAGAAGAAATACAAAATCCTCATCAATACGACAAAGGAACTGAGCAATTAGTTTATACGATTATGATGGTTAAACCATTTAAACCACAAGCAAATATAGATGGTATGAAGCCTATAGGACAAGCTATGCCGCAGTATAGAGAAATGCCTATGACAGAAGCACAACCATCTGCACCTGAAAAAGCAGTTCCAGTTCAAAAAATGGATGATATGGATGATGAAATCCCGTTTTAAAACATTATTGATAAAACTAGATATAATGTCTGTTTATTATAGAGAGGGTTTAGTAGGCTTTATATTTGGTTTTATCTGTGGTATGATTCTAATTTTATGCCTGTAGATAAAACTTTTGAAAACGAAGTTACAATATCAAATGAAGATAGAGGTAATCTTGATCTTACAAAAAGATTAGAAGATAAAGATTTATTATTAAAAGGTCTTGTTACAGAGTTAAATAATCTTAAAAAAGAATTTGCTCTTAAAGTAGAAGAAAGCCAAGCTTTATATCTTGAAATAGAAAACATTAGAGTTTTAGAAGAAAAACACAAAAAACTTAATGGTGAACTCCGTAAAGAAATTGACGATTTAAAAAAAGACGCAAAAGAAATGTTACAATACCCATGATTATACTTGGTTATCCTATACATAGAAAACATACACAAAGAGTAAAAAGATTATTCTTTTCTATTATTGTAATAATACTTTTCTTATTTGTTGTTTCTTGTAGTAAAATAGAATTTGACCCAACAACATCAAGCTTAAAATATCTTTTAACAAATGAGGATAAATGGAAACAATGAATTTAAACAGCAGAGAAGCTTATAAGAAAATGACAGAAGCTAGTAATCAATGGTCTGAATGGGCTGAGAAAGCTATTGTCCTTGATGAATCAAGAAAAGCTATGTTTAGTAAATTATTTTTAAAATACAAAATTGATACCAAAACAGTTATTGAAGCAGAACATAAAGCTAGAACTGACCCTGAATATAAAAAAATAATTGAAAGTTATGCTTATGCTGAAAGTCAATTAATAAAAGCAAAACTTATGTATAACAACCTTGATAGATATTTGTCTGTAAGACAAACAGAGGTAAAAAGAGATTTAACTCTAGCTGGAAAGCAAGAGGGATAATAAAATTCTAAATGTTGAGACTATTCCTTATGATAGATATAATACATTTAGATAGAGTCATAAGCGAGAGTTTATGATTCGGCTCTCTCGGTACAGGGTAGTTTTTAGTTATTCTGCCCTGTGCCACTAATGCTTAACTATTTCTATTCCATCTAAATTAGTTTTTTCAGTTATTGGTTCTACTTCGTAATTATAATCAACAAGTCTTACATCATCAAATTGTGATAGCTGTTTTATAAATGAAGATAATTTCATAAGATTAGGACTTTCATCAACAAATCTTAAATTAATATAATGGCCATAAGGCTCATATTCTGATTCCATTTTAAATTCTACATCTATAATAACTGCATCTCTGACCATAGATTCTTAATACAGTTATTTAAGAGATATTTATATTATTTTTTTTTGTTTCGGTTCAATACCTTATCTGTCATTTTTGTTGAGAATGTCGCTGTAAATACGATGATTACAAGATACCATACTGAGTCAGGTAAATCATTGATAATTCTTACCCATTCCTCAAAATTATCTCTAGTGCTTTCAAAAAATCCTGTACTTAACATTCCGATTAGCCAAACCAATAATATCTCATCTTTAAATGACTTGTCTTGACTACGAATTTTTGCGATGTCTGTGTCTTTACAAGCTTCTATTTCTGCTTCTCTTATTGTTTTTACTTTTTCAGCTTTATGCTTGAAATGATCTGTAACTTTAGAAACTGCTAATTTAGCAAGAGGGTTATTTAATAAACTAAAAATCATAAATTATAAGTTGTAAATAATATTAGTGTTGACCAATATACAACAAGAATTGAATAAATTAAATAAGTAAGTTTCATTCATTCCTAATATTCCTTATTTTTTATTTTTCAACAATTCTTTACCAAGTTCAGCATAATGAATTATCTTATCCCATTTTTCATTTGGTTTTTCTGATGGTTTTTCTCTCAGGCAGTATTTTATAATATTGCCCTGTATAAAATCAAGATTGTTTGCTACTATAAACTCAATAGGCTGTATTTTAAAGTTCTTGTAGTGCTTACCACCTATTTGTTTGTCAGTAGCCTTTAAAACGCTTGTATGTTCGTTTAAAGCATACTTTCCACAGCATTTTTTCTTCAAACTATCTTTCCTATCCATTTTCCATTCTTATCTAGTATCATTGGGTATAATCTTGGTTGTCCACCAATAATAGCACCAGTTCCTATAACAAAACGCAACCTATGGTTTTTTGAGTATAGGAAGTTGTAAGATGATTGTTTAGTTAAGCAACCGCATTGTAAAGACCAAACTAAGTTATCAGGATTGCTAAAAAATTGTATGTTGAATTTTGAATGAAAATGAAACTGGCAAACATTTTTTCCATACTGCATCGCCAATTTGATACCATCTGCCGAAACTCCATGTGTAAAAAAACATTCTGAACCATCTGATAATTTTAAATTTAAATCATCTACCCATTTCCATCTTTTATCAACCTCTAAAAAATCGTTATATGATCTTAAATAGGCTCTTGGCATACCATGTTTTAAAGCTTTTCTATATATTAATGATGAGTGATTTGAATGTAATAATATCATATCAGGAAATATTTTTTTAAGTTCCCATATATATTTTTTGCTTATTCTTAATTCATCACCAGCACTAGGTAGATCAGGGTCGGAATCGTGAAAAGATAATGCGTGTTTATCTAATTCATCACCACCATTTACAACTAGATCAGGTTTTATTTTTTTTTTAAGTGCTTTTAGAAAATCAAATGATTGTGGGTGATGTGCTGGTATGTGTAAGTCAGAAATACAAAGTATTCGATCATAGGTCATATACTGACCTATACAACTATTTGGTGAGTATGTAAAGTAATTGACCTAAAACTAAAAGACCAATAGCACCTAGACCATATAAGATTCGGTCTATGTCTTTTTTCATGTGATGTAAATGGTTCTTAATTATTAAATCTATTTTTTGATTTACTAATTTAATTCTACCATCAATCTCTACAAATTTTTCTTTGTTAGTTTTCATTATTTCTTTTTCTTTCTTCTTAGGTCAGTATCATGTTTTCTACTTCCTCGCAAAAAACTATTAACTCTACCAAGCGACCAAGAAGCCATTGATGTACGAGGCCTTGATCCTTGGCTTAAAAACGCCCCTTGGCCTCTCCGATAAACACGCTTTAACATACCAAGAGTTATATTTTTTTTTGTCTTGGCTTTTGCTCTTAGTATTGAGATTGTTCTAGCAGATAAAGGTTTTCTTCTAACAGCCATTATTTATACCTCGCAACAAACATTGATCTTGGGATTCTTTGACCTTTTTTATAAGCTTCAGACATAGCTTTAATAAGACTTGCTCTAGCTGATCTTTTACCGCCTTTAAGACCTGATAAATACTTTTTAGGAATTTTTGTTTTCTTATCTTTTGAAACTCTGCGTCTTTTCATTTTCCTACACTCCTCATAGCTTTAGTATGTGCAGAAGAAAAAGTAGCACCTTTTTTCATAGCATTAGCCATCGATCTCATATGCTTTAAACTATGATGTCTTGCGTGACGATTCATTGTTTTTTTTTGTCTGGGTTTTAAATCTTTAACAATGTTTTTTATCGATGCTACCTTAACCATTATTTTCTTTTCTTCTTACCCATTTTGTTTTTCTTTTTCTTCTTTC